ACCAGTTTAAGAGCAAAATCCACCAAAACAAGGATTGAAACATCCAAAATTCACTTGGAGATTAAATGCCTCCGAAAGTGTAATCTCTGCACCCTCGAAAATGCTACTGAAATTACGCACGTTTCACCTCTATTTTTTTGGAGATAATATTTTCAAGTTCCGAGACCAAAAAGTTCCGAATTTCTCGTTCCTCTCGTATTTTCCATTCTCCGGAAAGAGCTAGTCCCATAAAATAGTATGCCTTTTTTGCATAAGTCCTTCGGTTTCGAGCTACTCCTGTTTCCGATTGCAAGCCTAATATTTTCGGTATCTGCGTTGGGTCCTTGGTTGAAATCAAAATTCGAAAAACTACTTTTCGTAATCCCGTTTGTATGCTTACAAGTTTCACATCCAGCGAAGAAAGAAGATTACCCGTCAATCGAAGCTTATCCTTTTTGCTTTTCGACGCCCATTCCGTGCTTCCATATTTTCTTACCGCATACTTATAAGCTTTTTCTTTATTGTAACTTTCATTATAGCCCCCGAACTTCCTACTAAAAAGGTCGTAACCTGCTAAAATTCGCTGAATAATGAGTTTCAGAATAAATTGACACAGTCTATTGCCTATATCTCTAAAAACATTTGGGTTGGCAAATAAAGCTGTTGCTTTTTTCACTATTGCTATCTCTAAATTCTGAAACTCTTGTGGTTTCATCGTGTTACTATTAACGCTGTTATACTTGGAGATTTACTCGAAATAAGTGAGCCAAGGCGTGCTTTCCGCTCTCGATACAGCTTGTCGTAGAGGTGCATCTTTGCGTAGCTTACCGAACCCTCTCCTTGATTTTTTTCTGCGAAAAACCAATATAATTGCCGAAGTGCAAGCATTTCTTTGAGGTATTCCTCATTGGATTGTAGGAAGTTGCTAAATTGTGTATCATCGGGGCTAACCCCTAGCACTTCCTCTAAATCCCAACGCATATCGTTTTTCGCTTGCACGGCTTTTAGATTTTTACAATCTGTATCGGTTAGAGCTTGCAAAAGCTCGCCCTCTTTGGCTCGTAAATATTTAGGCTCTGCGAAAAAACTGTCCCAGTTCATTTTATTTTGTAATTAACCTTACAACTCGAATCAATTTGTCGTCTGGCGCAACTTTTGTCCAATTGCTTCCTGTTGCTAATTGTGCGGTTGTTGGATTATCAATTCCAGCAGAAAAGCTTACACCCCGGAAACCAACAGCAAAGTGCGAATACCAGTATAATTTATTCGTGCCTCCGCCTACTGATGGGTCAAAGTCGGAATAAATATTCAATGCTTTCTGAAATCCAACATAAGCTGGTTGCCCACCTAAAATATAAGTTGGGTAATACGTAACACTATCTACGGTAAATGGCGCACAGATGGTATCGTTCACTATAATTCGCTTACCCCAATAGGTTGGGATTTGTCCTTGCGTGAGAAGACCATCAGTGAAAACTGGGGCTAAAATCGTATAAGTCAAGCCCTTTTTCTTTAAATCCGCAGCGACTTTGGAGTGCATAATCATTGCGGTCATACCTTCGCTGGTCTCCCCAAGCACGCTTTGTAATGCATCTTCAATCGGTCCCGCATCGATTTTACCATCTCCAATACCTGATGCATTATAGGTATGCGAAGTAGCAAGTGCGCTTGCGAAGACACCAACGAAAACGGCTTTGACTTTTTTCTGGATTTGGTTGATATTATATTGTGCAATTTGCGGAGCCAAAGCCTGCAATGGGTCAATCCCCTTGGAAACAATTTCGACATCTGTTACTTGAATTGCATTACCTGTGCGTAGAATTGGGGCAAGCTCAGCGTAATCTTCTAATTCATTGGGAGTTAGCTGAGTGGTTTTCGTAACACGCACGTCATCGCCGATTACATCGAGCGATTTCAATTTTGGTATTCGCAGTAAAATCTCCCCTTCTTTAATACTCACGCCTGTATCAAATTCGATATAGGGCGAGGTAACTATATTGGCGATTTTTACCATTTCGGTAACGACCCAATCGCCCCAGATTTGCGGTTGAACTGTTAATGCCATTTTTTAGCCTCCTAAAATGTTATACTTCTTATTAAAAAATTCATTCTTCATACGTTCATAAACTTCTGGATTTTGCAGTTTTAACTCCAAGAGTTCGTCTTGGGTCATTTGTGCAAAATCCTTCTGTGGCAAGGGTCGACCTTGAACCACCCCGGGACTGCTTTGCCGTTTTTCCTGTTCAGCTAAAAAGTCTTCGGCGATAGTTTCCAATTGCACAATGTCCCAGTCCTTATACTTATCTCGCTTGTCTTCAGGAAGCTTTGCAAGTAGTTTTTCCCGTTGCTTTTCAACAATCTTATTATACTTCTCTTCAATTTCGCCCGCTTTTTCTGCTAATGGTTTCAGCTTTTGCACTTCTTCTAATGCCATCTTTAATCGCTCCCGATACTCTTTGTTCTCACGGCGAAGTGCCCGGATATAGTCCCGAATGTTTTCGGGTAAATCACTGATACGGGATTCTTTCCCTTTGGATTCAGTTGTTTCGGGTTCATCCCGAAGTTCCATTGTTTCTTGTGCTTCTGCACTCATTTTTCTTTCCTACTTTTTTCAACATACTTTTTTAATTGTTCAAGTTCACTGCGTAATTCCTTCACCTGTTGGTGAAGGAGATTGATTTGAGTCCATATTTCCTGTATTTGCGAACGCTCCTGCAAGCGGATTGCTGTATGGTTCGCTGCTTGAACCACTTGATTTAGATAGTCCGAGTTCATTGAACTTTTCCTTGTTTTGTTTAACAAATTCTATTGCTTCCTCATCTGTTTTAAGAAAATCATTCCCCGAGAGCTTGCGAACAAAGGTTAGAGGAGTAATGACGCCAAGTTCCGCCTTGTTTTGATATATCTCGATTTCTTTGTCTGCATCATAGGGTAACTCAAAATCTGCATAATCAATATTTACCTCAAAGAAAGGTAGTTTTGGTTCAACTATCTCTGCGTTATTAACCATTACAAGTGACTGGAATAATTGATTTTCGTATTTCTGCATCATATTGATAAATTTTGCCCGCTTTTCTATAAGCTCCCAGCGGTCAACAAGCATTGCCACCCCGCTCGGAAAATTCGGATTAGATGATATAGCAGAGAAGGGAAGAGAGTAGTTTCTTAAAACTATTTCTGTTAGTCTTTGCTTTGCGTCGATAAGCTCTAAAAACATTGCTTGTGCAGATTTATGCTCGATATCGCTCTGAACATCATCTATACTCTGATTGGTTATGTGAATTAATTTGCTGGGCGAAAGGGAAAAAGTTGCGCCCTTGACATAATCACCGAGATTTCTTGCAAGCCAAAAACCAACAGTGCCATAAACTAAATTTTCCTCAATCAAATAATTCAGTAAATTGATTTGTAATTGAGCTCGAACGAGTTCCCATTGCCCGCCTCCAAAAACATCTGCGTTCTCACTACTTCGTAAAAGAACCCACGGAACAGATGGATTACCTTCAGCATCTATATATTTATGCTCAACCACGGTTACCATTTTCCCATTATATTCAAACTTGACTGGTTCCAAATCGCTATCTAATTGCTGATATGTCTCGGGAGTCCAGTAATGAAAATAGGTGTAATAATCTTTTCGATTTAGGGAAATGGCAACTTCCTTCATAAATGGTAGCCAAATTTCTAAAATTTTGCCGTTTTCATCTTGCTCTATTCGATATAAATCGGGTGGTATCACTACCCACCACCACTTCCCTTCCTTCTGACGGGGTCGCATTATGCACTCACCAGCTAGCCACATAATCTTAAATGCTTGGTCAATCGCCGAGTTGAAACCTGATTTCTTGATTATATCTTCAACATAAGCCTTTTGTTTTTCTGTAAGCCCCGAATACTCACGATTTGGTGCTTCTTTGTATAGATTGCATATATTTTCTACCACCCTCATTACAACTTCGTTCTCGGTTGGTATATTCTGCATTATTTTATTCAGCTGGTCTGTTTCTTTTTGAGTTGAAAACCAAGCAGACAAATATGTATAGATTAATTTCTTTCTATCCTCAACTCCTAAATCACTATTATGAAGAAAACAGGTCATTGCCCTTGCAAAAGATAGCAATGGCACTTCGTTAATGAACTTCGTCTTTCCCCATATCGCCATAAAACTGGAATCGAAAGCTTTTTGATAGAAATTTATCATATCACATCAACTATTACTGACTTTGAAAAGTTATAAGCATAATACGAAAGAGCATCACTTGGATGTGTCCGCTCTGGATTGCGGTCATCGAGCGAAACGCCATCCTCACGCCAAACCACCCGTCGCAAATCATCAATCAACCGCTTGCATTTTTGCTTGTCCACAAAAAGCCTCCGTTCACCAAGAGTATTGCAGAATAAACCATTCAGCAAAGCGACCCGATTTTTGATTGATTTCACAGGGCGAATTTTCAATTTTGGCGAAAAGCCAAAGCCTCGAAGGGTTTGTAATATCACCTCGTAATCGCTTTTTGTAGCACTGCTCTTCATTGCGTTGCCCGTGTAATCACCAGTAACCCAAATTTCACCCTTGAACTTCTCTTTTCGTAAGTATTCCCCGACTGCTTCCGCAGTGTAATGTGTATTTGAGTTGAAATACACAAACTCTTTGAAAGCATATACTTTTCCATCTTTCTCTTGAAGTAATATGCAGCTCATTGGACGCTCACCAACATTGAAGTCCCAAGTAAGAAAGATAGGAAGATTTTTCTGTGGTCCGTATTCTGTAAGATTTTCGTCCGAGAAAGCATAATAAACCATTCCAGTTTCGTCAACAAATTCCGCTTCGTATTCCTGCTTGAACGTCCGCTCATCAAGTTCTCGCTTTGCCTGTTCTATCTCTTCTTGTGGAACCCATCCACCATCAATCGTGCGGAAATGATACTTCTTGAACTGCTCGGAGCTGAAAATATCAAAAAGCAAATCGCTCCGACCTCTTGGCGTTCCTATTACAAGTGCTTTCCCGTTTCGGTCAGAAAGTGCAGGACGAATTGCTTCATACCACGCTTCTCGTGGAACATCCTTGGTCTCGTCAATTATAACACCATCGAAACCTAAACCTCGTATTGAATCATAGTTTTGAGCACCAAAAAGGCGAATCTCTGCATTGTTTATCAATTTTATAATCAGCGAGCTTTTTTCACAAGCTTCTATCATACTTTGTGGTATAATCGAAAGCAGAATCGCCCAGAAAATTCCTTTCGCCATACGATACGATGGAGCTACATATCCAAAAAGTGAGTTCGGTTTCTTTGCCCATTGACGCATCTTATATGCCGACAAAAAGGTTTTACCAAAACGCCGTCCTGCAATCAGCAGAATAAAACGGCTATCATCGGCGTATACCTGATATTGCGGTTTCGAAAGATATGTGAAAAACTCCACCCGCTTCATTGCTTAATCTCAATTGTCTCACTTATGTGAATTGCTTTTTCTGTTTGTTGCTCTAAAACTCTTTCTAATAGCTTTTTGGTATTTTCTGGACCTAAAAACTTCGACCGTTCAGCAATTTTATTTGCGAAAAGCATTTTCATATCCTGCATTGCATTTTTGAACCAAACTTGATTGCCAAATTTTCGTTCCCATTTTTCCACTTGGGCAAGCGAAATACCTTGATATAACCAAAAAGCCTCCCAAAGAAAAGGAATATCCTGGCTCTCGAAAAAACTTCGTAAGATTTCACCCAAAAGTTTATAAGTTTGTATAGCCTCTTGACTTTTGGGTTTCTTTCCCCATCCTTGCATGATTGTATTGAAATCCATCTCATCTTACTCGCCCAATCATAAAACCTAGAATAATCCCACCACTAATTTTTACAGCATCTATATACCATGGGTCTTTTTGAGTTTTCGCCTTCATTATTGGTTTCTCAATAATTGTATATTTTTGAATGGTATCAGGTTTGAAAGAAATAAATGTTGAGAAAAAATTCTCTGGATAATTATAACATACAGAAATATAACTTTTGCTGATTGATGTATCAAAACAAGCGGTATATCGTGTTGAATCATAAACCACAATTGTATCCCTTTGTTCCTTTATTCGATATGCGATTTTGCCCTTGACCTTTTCGATGCGAATTGTATCTCGAACTAAAATGGTATCTTGCTTCACTATTGTTTGCACTTGCGGAGTCTTAAAAAACCTTTCATATCCCCACAAAAGCAAGAAAATTAGAATTACAAGTATGTATAAAAAGTCTTTCATAGTTCCGTTGGTGTAAAATATTCTATTCTAAAACTTTGTGAATCGATAATTGAACGCTTTTTTCTGTAAACTCCATCGCCATCTCGGAGATTACCATTGCCTGTATTACCTTCTATTGTCTCTCCATTTATTTTGTGCCAATTCACTACAATTCCTATATGCCCTTTCCAAGTATCACCCCGCTTCCAAATCACCAAAAAGTTTCGCCCTGCCTGTTTGTAACCTTTGGCAACGTGCTTTGCCTTTATACTCCGTTTAGTCACAAAAGCCATCGCTAAACCACTACGAATGGATGGATATTTTACCCTTGCTTCCTCAAGAACCCACGAGACAAACGCTGCGCACCACGGCGAACCTTTGGGTATTCCTACAAAAGCCTGAAATTTTTCGACCCAATAGCCACGATTATGTCCGCTTTCACGGACACCAACATATTTTTCCGCAGTCGATACTACATCAGCCAACAAGGATTGCGACTGCAAGAAAAAGAATAGCAATAGCCACCAGAAATATCGCATAAGCCACATTTCCAGATTTTAACTCCTCAATTGTGTCGATTTCTTTCATAACATAGCGGTCAAAAAGATAGAACACCGCAAGAAAAATCGATAGAAACAATAGACTTTCGCCAAAAGTGCCAAATGCTGGGAAAAATACCAGCAAAAGAACCAAAAGAATTAATCCGACAAGACCTAAACTTATAGTGAACTTTTTCATTTCTTCCCCTTTTTAATTTTCTTTGTTAAACCTGCTTCGGAATAGGCTATCGCAATTGCTTGTTTTTGTGGATAACCTTTATGAATAAGCCTTCTTATATTTTCCGATATTGCTTTACTTGATTTTCCTTTCCCGCAAGGCATTTCACTTTGCAAATAATATTGAAACTATTGTAACTCCTAAGCTCACAATGAAGGCGATAATCCCAGCGAAAACACTAATCTTTGTTTTCATTTCGATTGTTTCAGCAAGAGATTGTTGACGCCAAAGATTTACCCGCTCTTCAAGTTTGTCCAACTTATCCTTGATTTCCTGAATACTACTCATAATGTAATATTTCAGCTCCTCAAATCCGTTTAGTCGCTCTTTTTCCATTTTGTCCACCTCGTAAAAGCTTTAGCAAATCAATCCCGTTTTCTTGCATCACGATAAAAGTGCTTGTGCAAGTGGTTGTATTTGGCTTTCGTCAAGTTCGACCATAAAATCATCACAAACTAATTGCCAAACCTTTTTTCAAAAATCAACGTATTTGTATCACTTGCAAAACCTATTTCACATATATTTTCTGTTGGGTTTGTCGTTATATCACCGTTCGCTCCGAGAAAATACCTTGCACCTTCTGTTAACCCCCAACCCGTATTCCGAACTTCACCTCGAACACAAACCAAAACACTTTCATTTTCATTCCCCGCTTGAAGCGTTATTCCTACAAGTTTTTCAATACTTGCCCAGTCTGAACTATCCGCTTTATATATCTTTCCGTTTCTCACGAAAACGACTTTGAGGCTATTGATTTGCTCTCCGCACGTGTAATACCTTGCTACGATTTCGCTTTTGTCTACGATGCCGTCGAGGTTTGAGTCATATTGGGTTTTCCACATATCGCCATAATTCCCGCCAACAAGTAGGGGGGAAACATTCAAAACAATTGGTTGGGACAGAAAAGCTAAATCAATTTTTTCATCTATAATATTTAATTGCACTTTTTCTTCAATTATTGTCATTTCTGCAACTCCCAAATGCCATTTACAAGCTCAACTCGAAAGCCTGCGGTGTCTTCTTGTAAAAATGTCCAGCGATATTTCCCTACCTCCATATTGGCGAAATCATTTCGGCTTGCCCGAATTTGCACTATGTTGTTGATTGTGTCTTTTTGCACTGAATATGAAAGTTTTGTATTCCCATCGAAATCCAGCACAAAAGCATAAAAGGTGTAGGGTGCAATATCATACGGGAACCCAAATAAAATTGCGTGGTCCACATACCTTCGAACTACTATATTGTATCGTGCTGGTTCCATTTTTCGCATCCAATGTGCATTTCGAAATTGTGAGAATACGGGATAAACACCAAATACAAATGGGAAAACAAGATTTAATACCAATTGGCATACTTTTTGTTTAAAAATTTGGAAAAATTTTGGCATAATTTTTGATAAAGCAACTCGCTATTTTGCAACATTTAGGATACAAAACTCACTTTTTCTAAAAATTTCTAAAAAATTTTTAAAAAATATTTGGATATTTAAATTTTTTTTTATAATTTTGTATTGAACAAAAAATGGAAATGAAAAAAAATGAGAGAAGAGATGAAAATAGAAAAGACAAGAAAAAAATGGGGGCAAACCCCAAAAATAAACAATATGTTAAACCAAAAAGGAGGAACAACAATGAACAACAATCGCAATCTCGAACTCGCAGGGCTTGAAATCCAAGCCATCGCAATGCCAAACGCTTCGCTTCCAGACCCATACGAAAATTGCGAATGGGTCGCAATTTTCAATGATGGATTTGTTTATCCCTACGACCCTGTTGCAGGGAAGATTGATGCCCAGGCTTATGTCGATTACGATTTCTCTTGGAGTTACGCCGTTGAGCTGCTTCGGGAAACACCCGAGGCATTCTTTTTGTATCAATAATAATTTCAACGGGGCGGGTTCGCCCGCCCTAATTTTTTTAAAAAAAAATAAAGGAGGTTGGAAATGAAACTTATAGTTATGAAAAATGAAGAACTTGCCGAGCCCTACTGCTATGAGCATTGGGACTCGGAACGCAATACTTGGGTCGGCGTTGCGAAAGACTACGACCCTGAAAAAATTATTCCCGGATGGATGTGTATCGACGAGGAGGGGAATATCTATCACTGGGACAATGACCGGGGAATCATCGTCGACACTCCACCAATCGACCAAAATCGCTGGGAGGATTGGGCTCGACATCTTCTCACGAAAGATTGCACGTCCGCCCGAGTAATCGCAGATTATGACCGGAAGGCAGTTCAAATATTACTGCCTCCGGACATCTACGAAAAGCTTGCTGCGTTTGCCAAAGATTCGAAACGCAGCATAACCAAGATGGTCGAACATATTCTTGAGAAATACCTTCGGGACCGGCTGTTCCCGGAGGACTAAAATCACACTTTTGTTTTTTATCCCTCTTGTGAAATTTTTATTTTCACAAGGGGGATTTTTATTTTTTTTATAATTTCGAATATTGTAGTATTTTGAGGAAATAAAATGAATAAGTTTATTTTTCTTATTGTTCTTTCTATAACCTTAATAGAAGTAGCACAAGCTCAGACAAAAAATCCAGTTTACGACGACTCTTGTTGGGTTACTATAACCCGGGTTATTGACGGAGATACTTATGAGTTTTATTACGATTCGCAGCGGTATAAGATACGTTTGGTAGGAATTGATTGTTTTGAAATTCATAGGAATAACCGATTGCAAAAGCAAGCTGATGAGGCAGGAGTTGACATTGATAAAGCATATGATTTAGGTTGGCAGGCTTTGAGATTTGTAAGAGATAAGATTGAAAACAAGAAGGTTTTACTGTTCAAGGATTATACCCAGAACAATTTTGATGTTTATGGTAGGCTGTTGCGAAAGGTTTGGGTCGATGGATATTATTTGGCTGATTCCTTGGAAACCTTTTGCGCAAAAGTTATAAACAGAAAAAGATATTTTAGAAAGTGAAATAATACTTGAAAATATTCCTAATTTCGCTTTTGAGGAGACTTGTAACGATACCTATAAGAAAAATACCCATCAAGATTAGAACCACCTAGGGTTTCAAGCTCCTTATCAAAAAAGGTAGAAAATCTTACGTTTTCCCAACCTACAACTTTCCCATAGATATCGTAAAACCTCATATATGGCAAATCTCGTGAAATAATATATGCCCAAATATCCATCCAAGTAAAATTAGCAACTGGATGCACTTCGGGTATTTTAGTAAGATTACTATGCCCCTCAATCCGATGTTTCCTTGCTGATGACTCTTCTTTCCTTATTCCAACAAAGGCAAGATCAAAACCTTCACGCAATAAAAAAGGCGTAACTTCTCGGTTCAAAACTTGCATCATTCGAGGTATTCCGTCGTTCTCATCTTTTTCTAAAATTCGGCTGCGAATTACTCTGTGATTCCATCCTAATTTTTTCGCAATATCTTTAATTTCCAAAAGATATCGCAATGGCAAAAAGTTCCTCGAATAATCCAAGGTTACAACATCAATATCTGGTTTCATTTGCCAAACGAGATGAGTCATCACGAGACTATCTTTTCCACCCGAAAATGAGCAATATGGCTTTTGAAAATCATTCAACGCATCTTTAATTATCTGTCTTGCCTCAGCAACTTTCTGGGTGAATTCCTCACTTTGAGCCCACAAGGAAAATGTTTCACGCCAGCGTTTGTTCATAACCTCATCTTTTCGATAGTTTCTGGTAAAAGCTCGACTTCTGAACCTGGTGGAACACATTCTTCTACCATATCGGTTGACCAATAGGGCGGACGCCAAGCAAGAAGAAAAGAATCAGCCCAACTTCTGCAAAATCTCACAGGTATGGGACGCATCGCTTTCCCTTCGTGAACTATACTCTTGTCTTCACTAATTGAGGTTATCTCGATGCTGCTGATATATCCCCAGCCTAAACGGGAATTATCTCCCAGTGAAACTAGCTCGGAAAGTATCTCTAATAACCCTTCTTTATCTCCAACAACATAGAATTTTACCAGCGGGGTAGGTATGTAAATATGCTTCATTGCGTAATCTTTGAAATATCCTGAACCGTGATATAGTTTTTTTACGATTCCCAGCCACCTATCTTCTAATTTCTTGTAAACTACTTCTGTTCGAGGCTTTACATTCCCAAAGAAAGAAATTGAGGCTTGCGGAATTGCACCCGCATAGCGAATCGGGAAATTGGGAAGTTCTAATCCTTTGGTGATTTTCGATATTGGATATTTCGCAGGTAAAAGGTAATAATCTTCGCCTAATGCTTTGCGAAGTGCAAGGTGGGAAAGAACACCATCAAGATGCAACCAAGGATGGTTTAAAACCAAAGGCGTAGCGAGATATATTCTAACTTCTAACGGCTCATAATTCCATTTCTTACCCCACCTTTCGGAAACTCCATTGAGAATTTTATCAGCGAAATAAAGATATTCTTTCTCTTCGCTCATAGTCGTGACCCGACTTCTTGTAATAATTCTAAAATTCCTTCCTTGTTCTCATCAATAAAAGCAAAATATTTTTCCGATGATGGAAAGTTGGGCGAATATTCAAAGAATACTTCCCCGGAACCTACCGAAGCCATCCCCCCAACATAGGGAGATTGACGGAATAACTCCATCATACGCCCGAATGTTGCATCTTCTAACTCATTCGTATATTCGGTGGCAAACCAATGAAAGAATTTTGTTCCAGGTATAAAACACTCAAAATCAACCTTCATTTGCACTGCTTGTTCATCTTCTTCTCTATCTGCTCGTAAATCATCTCGACGGGTATTAAACGCTTCGTCGGTAAAGCTTCGAACGAATTTGTTTGCTCTGGGGTCGGTTCGCAAAAATTCAGGCAAGAAATCTGAATATTCACGGCAAACTGGAAAAGCGTGTCCTACTTTTAGTTTTCCCTGTATCATTTGATTCCCAATAGCCCCACCCATTAAAGAAAGTGGTGGGAACATTTTTCGAATCTTGCGACGCAATTCTAAATCAATTACCCCAACAGTTGCTTCTGTGCTTTCCAAAGCACCACCGCTGAAAAACACATGATATAGCTTCGGATTAAGTTCCTCAACATTGTAATCCAAATTCGTAAAGAAATCCTTCATAAGCATTCTGCGAAGTTTCCCTCGAATAGCATTACCGTTAATATAAGGAATCTGCACTTCCCCAAGTCCATCTACATACATAAAAATTGAACGCAGAATCGGTGTGCTTCCTGTTTTTTCGTTGCCACCGTGGTGAATAGTTGTTTTTGCAATCATATAGCCTTCATACTTCTTAATCATTTTGAACCTCTAATTTGTTAAACAAAGAATTTTCCACATTTTCAATCTTTTTCTTTTCCTGTAAACGCTCGCTCTTAATCTGTTTTGCTTTCATAATCGCACGCACACAAAAAGGAATATGCTCGGTCGAAAGTGTATTCAAAATCCAATACTGATGCGGTCGAATCTCGTCTAAAACAACTTGCGCTTCCTCGGGTAAACTCTGTAACCCGAAATAATTGCATAGTTTCGATGCAAAAGCGTATAGATTCTCCCGCCGTGCTGCCGCTCGAACTCGATGGTTGAAAATATCGTGCGCATTCTTGGAAGTATGCATCTTCCCCCAATTAATTCGTGAATAAAGAATAGCAAGAAAATCCACAAGCTTTTGCTCTAATTCGTTATGATCAGCAGACATAAACCATAACCTCCCATAAAGGTTGTGAAACAAACTCTTTTGCTTTGCGAAGTTCTAATTCGAAATTGTTCTCAATGCTGCGTCGATAAGTATACATTGAAAATTCACCGCTCGTAAGTTCTGTTTTGGAGACTTTTTTCTCTCGTAAGAACTTAATAAGTTCTGCAAACTCAACTACTTGCCTATATTCCGCTAAAACACATCCCACAAAATCAGTATGAATAAAAAATTTTTGCTTCGAAAAATTCACATATCGAAAGCCTTGTAACCAGCCTTGTTTCTGCCCAGTGGAAGTAATATATACTGCAAAAGGAATAGGCTTCTCTTCTGTTGTAAGAAATTCCAAAACCTGCTCTCTTTTCAAAAACTCAACCCCACAGGGCGTAATTTTCCAACTACGTCGTCGAAAATCTTGATTTCGGAAAAATGCATTGCACGATGGACACAAAACATTACCATATGCAAGATGAGAAAATGCTGTAAAAGTGCTCGAAAACTCCACGGGGAACCCTTCTTCGGTCTCAACACCGCAGAGAATACAAGTTCCTGCTTCCTCACCTTTGGCATTCCGCATTTCAGAAGGCAAGAGATACGAAATCGCCTTAATTCCTTCCACTATACCTCCTAACAGTATTTTGTGAAACATTTAGAAGTTGCGAGACTTGGCGGATTGAATAACCCTTTTCCAGTAAAAGCGGAATAATGCGAGATAAAAATTTGGGAAAGGAACGCAAAAAAGGGATATATAGATTAGTGCCTCCAAATTCCTGCACCAATTTCCTGAAATTTTCAATTCCTATTCGTTCTGCTATCTCTCGGGCATCATCGGTGAGGTCATCAATTTGGAGTTGGTTGTAGATTTCCTTTTCTTTTTGCATATTCACCCAAAATTTGTTTTACTTCCTCGATGCTGCATATTACAAAATATTTCCCCCCAGCTTTTTCAATCTGTGTTTGGTTCCACGACTGCAAAGGTGATTGTTTGCCTTTCGGGCTTTTCACCTCGAAAGCCCAGAACTCTCCATCAAGACAATATAAAATATCCGGAACTCCACTTCGATTTGCCACCACTACCTTGACCGCATATCCCCCCTGCGATTCAAGGTATTTCAAAATTTTTCGCTGTATGTCGCTCTCTCGCATTTGAGAAATGTTGATTTGTAACACATACTAAAATAATACAAAGGAGCCGAAGATATGCGGTCTTCGGCTCCAAAACGCATTAAACTTATAAGTTTAACACCTTATTGACTACTTCCAACCCCGAAGGGTTGGAACGCAAGACCGCCCGTGAATATAAATTCTGGTCTGGCTCGAACAACAACACTAGGGAACATCACAACATTACCTCGAAAAACCCTCTTAGGGAACATCAACAAAGTGCCTCGAATGTCACCAATAGGAAACACCTCAAACCTGCCTCGAAAACCGCCCTTGGAAAACAAGCAACGAATGCCTCGAAAATAAACAATAGGGAACATCTCAACCATGCCTCGAAAAGAAGGAATAGGGAACATTGTTCGAAAGCCTCGCAAGTTTACAATGGATAACACAAAGGCTTGGGCTCGCAAACAAATCTTAAACAGAATGCTGCTTATGGCTCGCATATTGCTTTTGTTTAGGAAATTTAGTCTGGCTCGAAAATAATCCCTGGGTAACACACACCCTATGCCTCGAAAACTGATTATAAGAACAACCTCCCGCCTGACTCGAAGCAGAGTTATGAATAACACAAAGCTGGTGCCTCGAATTGATAATAAGGGGAACATCTCAACCATGCCTCGAAAAGAAAATTTGAGTAACATACGCAATTTGCCTCGAATGTGCATTTTGGATAACACCCCATTCCGTGCCTCGAAGAACAAACCTGGATAACACGCAATAGATGCCTCGAAAAAACTCGATGGATAACATTATCAGGCTGCCTCGCACAAATATCCTAGTTACAATGCCTCGTCTGGCTGAATGCATCATATTGCTTCGATTAACCTTTCTAATTCTGGACGCCCATAATCGAACTTGATGTCAAATCCCGGCGGTGGAATTAAATGTGTATGCTTGTCGGAATATTGCAGAATATATGGCTTCTCAACCGGTAAGCCTTTAAGCTGTCGAGAAACCATCCAGTAATGCACGAGAAATACTTTCACAACTTTTCGCTTTGCTGCTGCGTAGCGATGTGCATCCAGGCATTTCCCGAAACGCTTGCAAACTGCACTCCCGCAATCGTCTGGGGTTTTCCATTTGGCATCATATTTCGCTCGCATCTGTTCGTATAACTCACGATAGAACCCCTTCGATTTAACGAAACTTTCACCTAAAAGCCAAAGCAATGTTTTTAGACGTGGGTTGTAGTGCAGCTTCTCACCTTTCTGCCGTTTCTCGATTTTTCCATCAATGCAAGCATATCCTGAATATCGCCAAAGTTTGGAAATTGTTGCGAAACGCTCGATTGGTTCGAGATAAGATACTAAAACTGAACCTAAAACCGGTCCAATTCCCTTAACATCTTTTAACCACTCTCTCCAAATTGGTTCATAACGCAGTGAAGTTTTCATAAAGCTCTGCAAATTCTTTTCGCCTTGAAGTAAAAAGTGCAGAACTTTTTCTTTAAGATGCACTTGCGCCTGTTCGGAAAGCCCGCTGTTTTTTGCAAAGAGCTGATTATTCAGAGCAATCCGAACTCGCTGAATGTCGTAATAAGTTTCAAGTAGTCCTCTCATTTTAAATCCTTGACTTTGTTGAACATAAAATCTTTTTGAAAATATCGAGCCGTGTAATCTTTCTTTTTTTGCACAACGGAATAAATTTTTTTCTCTATCCCGTTTTGTGCAAAAACCCAATATACTTTTGCATCGTTTTTTCTATCTTTATGGAAAAGTCTGCTTCGTGCTTGCCAATAGTTTGTTGCTGAAAAGTCGATATTGTAAAACACTATCGCTTCGGCACTGGAAAGGTCAACCCCCATTGAGCCCGCAGCAACCTGCAAAAGCAAAATGGCATTAGAACTACGAGCAAAAACTTGTGGGTCGGTGGTGTAATTTGGGAAAACTTTGGTAAGTAACTCGAATTCAGAAATATACTTATAGAAAATTGCAATTTTTCGTCCGTAGAACCAACGCCAAATTGCTTTTGCTTTTGAGGTGTCAATAATTTTTCTGCTTCCGCTCTCGCAAATAATTGTTCCTGAATATACTTGATGCACTTTCCAGAGCGTTTTACTTGGATTATCCACTCGAACGACCTCGCCGTCGGGAAATGTGAAAATTCGATTTCGTAATAATTCCTTTACAAAGCGGTAGGTCTTCTCTTGCATCGGAACTTCGAGGATTTGTTCTTTAACCTCAGTCACCTCGAAGCCTGCCTGTTTTCGTGTGTAGCTCACAAGGTAGGGGGATATGACGGCTCGGATTTTCTCTTCGTCAGCTTTCTCATACTTCCGCACGGAGACGCCGTTGAGCTGCATAGTGTAGACTTTCACATACTCATCAGCCCAGCGATAAAAATTCTTATGTGGAAATGGTGAAAAGTCGGAAATCCAAAACTGATGGAATATTTGAGAGTAGCTCTCGGGTGTCGGCGTCCCAGAAATAAGAATAAGATATGCATCTTGCACGATTCGTTTTAATCGTTTTGCTCGGAGTGTAGGCTTTGGGAAGCCTCCAATAAGATGCGCTTCGTCTATGACTACTAAATCGTAGCCAGAACGAAACTTGTGTGTTTGCTCGTAGTTGGTCACATCCAGCTGGAAGTGTTTGGCGTAGCCTTCCCTCTGGTAATCCATTAGCACAGAGGGAATGGCTTTCTTTTTTGTAACGAATAAAATTTTTCTTGCACCAATCAATCTTGCCGTTTCGAGAGCGATAAGTGTTTTGCCTACCCGCATCTCCATCACGAGGTAAACAATGTGTTTATCTCGAAGTATCTCAAAGGCTTGCCGTGCTAATTCTATCTGATGTTCCCAAAGCATAAATCATCTCCGTTCCGATGTGTTCCGAAAATCTGTTCCGTTCTGTTCCGCAGATGTATAGCGGAACAAAGGTATATGGAACAGTATAGAACAGATATTATAAAAAAAAGAATAGAAAATATATATAATAAGGAGTAATAGGGGGGGGGAGGGGAGTATAATACGTCCTATATAGGCAAAATTATCTGTTCCTGTTCCAAAATTCTGTAAATCTTTGATTTTAAAATACTTACACAAATTTTCTCTCTGTTCCATATCTGTTCCTTATCTGTTCCTGTTCCAAAAATCAAAATGGCATTTCTTCATCTTCTTCATCTTCCTTTGTAAGTTTAGGTTGAACAACAGTGGAGGAATTTGGGGAATTAGATTTGCGTTTAAGGACATAAACTCTTTTCTTAGCTCCATTATCCCAGATTAAAATCTGTTTAGCATTGAGTTTTTGTAGATTTAACCCTAGCATTCGTAAGCTAAGTTTAATTTTGCTAGCGGATTCTGTTAATTCTTGTAAAATTTCAGAAGCTGTCATCAAAACCCAACCTTTTGCCCAAGCAACAGCTTGAATATCTCTTGGGGTCCAATTTTCTGGTATTTCAACAGGTTCAAAATATTTTTGTACCAATTCTAATTCAATCGAAGGTAAGGTAAAATTCTCATTGTAATCAGTTATTTCTTCAATTTCTTCCGGTGAGAGTGTAAAGCTATGCCCTTCCTGAAACATTTTGTAAGCCTGAGCCATAAGACCGTCGGCAGAAAAATTACTCGGGAAAGAAATCGACTTAATTGGGA